ACAAACTTCCTGTCTTTGCCTTGAACCCTGAAGGTAACAACGTTAAGACCCTTGCCTGACTTGCCCTTTGGCAGTTCGTAAGCGAGGCCGTAACGTACCATATTCCGTACCACTCGCTGCTGGGCCACGTTGTTCATGCCCATGCTGATTGCGGCAGCCATGTTGGTCGTGATCGCATCAAGCAACGGTACGTTGAGCGCGGTATCAGTGCCTGTTATCCCCTTGAAGCTACCTGCTGTGGTCAGGCCGCCGAACATATTGGGTGCATTGGGCACATCCCTGCCCTCTGCTTGACGATAGAACGGAACGTAGTCTGACTGAGCAGCCCATATCTCTGCCATCTCAGCATCAAGAACGCCTGTGTCCCGCAGGAACTGGATGGTCTTAGCATTGTATGCCTGCCAAACCTCATACCAATCTTTGATCTCTGGGTGGTTTCGCTCTACATACTGGATGATTTGTAGTTGCTCTTCTGGAGTGCCGGGAGAATCTATCCCTCGCTTACGCAGCCCCTCTGCCCGTCTTGCAATGGCGTAAGCTTGGGCATCTTTCTCCAGCGAACCCTTGTCGTTGAACAGCAGACCCATGACACCCGCCAGTCCCCTGAACTGCACGGTCTCTCCGGGCCTGCTTGAGTCTGCTGAGAAGGTGTGGCTGAAGTCCTCTACCGTGGTACGCCCATCTTTGTACACGGCGTTACCGTACTTGATCGCAGCACCAGCGATAGCATTAGATCTGTCGGCTGCCATCAGCGCAGGCAGGGCAGCAGAGCTTGCCATGACATCTCTATCAAGCGTCTTTTCAAGCGCCTCAAACTGTGCGTACCGGAATACCGTTCCTTGCTTCAAGGCAGTAATGAAGTTGCGTATTGGCCCACGCTCAAGAACGTTTAGGTATGTCTCGCCGGGAGTGATGTTAGCTGGGTTGGCAACCAGCTTGTCCATTGTCCTCTGCACATCGCCGGGTCTCTCTGGCTCGTTGCCACGAGAGAACATGATCTGCTGCTCACGAGATAGCTTCTGCCCCTTATCTGGATCAGCAGCGACAGCCTGTGCGTATGGATCTGCGCTTGGGTTTATCTTTGGAGCGTAGCCAGAGGCGAAGTCTCTCGCCTTCTCTGCGTTGGCCTCGACGGTAGCCTTTACCTGTCCGTCAGGTATGCGCTTGCGAGCTAGACCTGTATCTGCTCTGGAAGCTCCGCTTCTTCTTCGGCTGAAAGCTGGCCCTCCAGCTTCTGGTCTGGATACGCTAGCGTAAGATACGTTGTCCTCGTAAGTGGGAGGTTGCTCGCCTTCAGATACTGCATCACGGGGTCTATCGGCCCAGTCTGGGTTGGGGATTTGTCCTGCTGACGCATGTAGTAGTACCTCTTGCCTAGCTTTATCTAAGTCTATCAGTCGTTTGTTGTATTGTCGCCATACGTTATCCACAAACTTAACGTTGTCTTCGTTGTTCTTGTAGCTTGGGCTGAACACCCCACGGACAGCTTCCCACGTAATCGACTGCATCTCTCTGGCTAATACGCCACGCTCCGCTGCCGCCCTGCGATACGCCTCTTCAAACAGGGAGTAGGTGCCATTGATCCCGGTAACCTTAGAGCTTGACGCTCCAGTCTTACCTACCACACCACCACCGAAGTTGTGCATGACAGGCTCCGACTTGCCGCTCAAGGGCTGCAACAGACCTGCCGCTACAGCGTGGGTATCAATCGTGACAAAACCAAGATCCGACTGTGGATCGAAGATGTTGTTGTAGAAATTACGAACCTTGTTCTGGGTGCCCAAGGATGAGGAGATAACGTCGATGTCGTTTGACCTCAGAGCAATGATCGCCTTGGCGATCTCGTTCATAGACCCCCAGCCAGCGCCTGCGTCTTCGCCCTTGACCGTCTTGACGTAGTCCATGATCGTGCCGTCAGGAGATATGATCCTGTGGGCACGGCTGTTGTATGTCTCGTCATACGTCCTGATGTAATACGCAAGCTGCAAGTTAACCTTGTCTGGATCGCCAGCAAGGATCTCGTTAATGGTCTTGCCATCTATCTCTGGCAGGATCTTGGACGATATAGCCTTGGACTTAGCGGACGCATCCTTCTTGAGATACAGACGCTTTGCAGTGTCCATCATCTCACCGTTGAACGGGGTGTCTGCCTGCTCGAAGAATATGTCTGCGGTGCGCTCACCCAAAGACGCATTCATGTACCAGTCTTTCTGGGGTGACAGGTTAGCTAGCACGGCGGAAGCCTGCTCCAAGCTTATGTTGTGCTTGCTTGCCATTCGCTGGGCTAGCTTGTTTGCGCCCTCATACCAGAGCTTGGATGTCTCCCTGATAGATGGATCAACCATGTCGTAGATGTACAGCAGATTATCCTTCACTGCCTCGACAAAGCTTTCTGCCTTCTGCTCATCGGTTCTAAGAGCGCGATCCTTCCGCAGGATTGGGTATATGCTGGCGTCCTTGATCAGTGCCATGTTCTTTGTGAACACTGGCTTGTCGCCTGTGAACGCCTGATAGTCGTTGACTAGCAGATCATCTAGCGGATCTTCTGTTCTTCGCACAGCAGTTGGGAATCGTGTGCTTACCTGACCCTTCGCTTTGCGAGAGAACACTGGCCCTGTGTAGTCCCTGTCCTTGAGAACGGGCTTCGTATCGAACATAGGGATGCCGTCTTCCGTAAACCCATACAAGTCAAACGGTATGGTCTTAGGAAACTTTAGTTGAAGGCTCTCAAGCGCCGCTGCTTTTTCATCAGGATCGTAGACCGAACTCCTACTGACAATACCTACAAAACCCCCATCATCTTCTTTGTACAGGGCGCTCGGTCTTGCGTCTGACTCACCAAATCTCAACTCACCAGCCCCACCTCCTACAGATGTCAGGGTCACTGGCATCAGCGTGTCGCCATAGCCCTGCGAGGCATAGTATCTGGCTCGATGTCTGCCCTCGTGCCCAGTAATGCTGGCAGCGCCACGCTCATTGGCGGTGAACTGTAGGAAGTTTGGTTGAAACTTCTGCCCCGCAGCAGCCATTGCATCAACGCGCTCAGTTTTAGATCGGTCTACGCCTGTAGCTGCAAGCTTTAGAAACTCATTCGGGGTCATCATGGTCACAGTTGATCGTGACGATGGGTCTACAGCGTCCCTGAACTGGTAGTCAACCCTCTCTGGGTCTAAGAACTGCTGCGTTATTGGCGACGAATCCATCAACTCTCTGACCTGTGAGGTCTTGATGTCGCGCCCTCTTGAGAAGACAGGCTGTTCAATGAAGTCAGCCATCCTTGGGCCGCCTTGCTTACCAACCCTCGACGGATCATCTTCAGCGCCTGCTGTAGGCAGAACCTGACTAGGTGCAGTGGCAGATACCCCAGCTTCTCGCTCGGTAAATTGGAGCGTGCGGACTTCATCTCTTGGCCTAGATCCAACTCGACCAGATGAGATGTCATCGATGATGCCCTCAAATGATCTGAATCCAGAGCCATCAAGAGCATTCTTCATTGCTGACATAAAGCGTGTAGCTCGACGCAGCAGGTTAGCAGGCTTGCCTGACACCAAGCTTGGGTTTGCCCGCTGATCCCGCACCATCTCAGCGACAGCTTCTTCCATCTGCTGAACTGGATTAAGCTGAGGATACCCTTTAGCAGCCCACTCGGTATATGTTTGGTTGCCTTTCTTCAGCACCCCGGCCCTGCCACTAAGGATCTTCCATTCGCTCTTTGTGAACAGATCCATCGTCCGCATGGCATGAATCATCTCGTGATTCAGGACATCAGCTAGCCGAGCTTCTATCTGCTGATCCGTAAGCGCGGGATCATTAGCCACTGCATCAATAGACAAGAAGATCTGATTCATTTCAGGGAGGTAGTACCCTTCTGTAACCTGATCCTCTTGAGCATCAGGATCTACAACGTCATCCCTGACGAACCGCTGCGAACCCATAGTCCCGCCTACAACAAGCTCTGGATCTACCTGTTCGCCCTTTCTTCTTTTCCTGATGCCATATACTAGGTTGCCGCCTGCGTCCCTTAGAACGTTCCTGAGGGCGTGTGAGACGTTTACTGGCACATCCCCTACGTTCATGCCCTGCATCTGCTTGGCTAACGCAGACTCGAACTGCTGAATCTCTATGTCTTGACGCTGATCTATGGATGGGCCTTCCAGCAACAGAGGCTCTTGCTCTGTCTTGGTAATGCCCTGCGCCTTTGCGTCTTCGAGCAGGCTATCGAGTGCAGTAGGAGACACATCTCCGTCAATCTGAAAGTCACCGATAGCTTCGGCTAACTGCGCTGGCCCCATGTCTGGGTTTTCTTTGAGTGCCGCTACCGCCCTTCTAAATTGATCACCCGTGTATGGCTTGAGCTTGAATACTGGCAGCACAGTAGGGCTGTCAAAACGCGGGAGAGAGCGCATTTTCTGCGCGAACATTTTGAACTCGCCATCTGACATCTCACTTAGAGGTGTTCCGGGCGCAACCCCAGCAAACCTCTCCGCCAAGTACTGTAGCTCTGGCGAATCGATAGGAGAGATTATGTTCTTTGCATCTAGAATGTTCTGCAAGAACTGCCGTGCAGGGAACTTGTCTCGGTATACAGACTCATCAACTCGACCAATGCCTGTGTTTGCATTTAGCTGATTGGCAAAAGCTTGAGCCTCTCCAGCATCACGCCCGAACCTCCTGATTCTAGGCATGTTTTTCTTGTCAGCGCCTGTCTCAAGATACTCTTGCTTTTCTTTGTAGTTCAGCTTCCTGCCACGGATTACTTCGCCAGCACTACTGACAACAACAAAGTCTGGCACCGTAGCGTTCTTCTTCCTTCGATCTTCAACCCGATAGCTTTCGGTCTCGACCAGACCGTTCAGCCTTGTGTCAACGATGTTAGGGAACTTGTCGCCAAGCTCTTCTTTGACTTCCTCCAATGTGAAGTTGTTTGATAGCGGTAAGCCCTGCTCCATGCGCCTGCGATTGATCCGCTGCGATGCAGTCATCCTAGCTTCTGGGCGCACACCATTTGCAACGTCACGGATGATGGAGGCTGTGTCTTCGCCCTCGTAAAACCCACGGTCAACAGTAGTTTCTGCGGCAGCGTCTACAGATGGCCCGATGAACGTCATCTGATCAGGGTCATTAGCAGCAATGTTGTATCGCCTTAGCGTCTTCTTCTGCTGCTCGTCGTAAACGTTTGGAGATGACTCGACTAAAGCTTCGCCAGCATCGTATACGTTGCTCAACTCTACCTGTCGATTGAGAGCGCCAGCTAGTGCAGCAGCATCGCTACGACTCTCAACTGGCTGGCTGTATGCATAGCCCTCTGCGTCAACAACAGAGAAGCTGTCGCCATTATCTTGTATGGAGAAGGTGTTTCTTTTTGACGGGAACGCTCGTCCCATCTGGCGTGATATCTCAAGAGCCGTCTCATCAACAGTGCCTCTTGGCTTTATAGTCGATGCCCTGTCTCGTGCGGCGGCAGATACGTCAGCCTCTATATCAACGTCTCGTCGGCCTTCTAACTGCTGCTGCGCTTCCATATCAGCAGCGATCTCATTTATCAGGGCGGCACCACGCTCCATGTCAAGATCTGCGGAAAGATCAGCGTCTTGCTGCGCTATCAAGTCTTCTCGTTCTTTAATCTTCGCCTGCTCTTTTTCCAGAGCAGAGTCATAGTTGGCCTTGTTTCTGCGACCAGCAATGGCGTTAACAACTAGGTCTGCACCGGCACCAACAGCGCCACCAACAGTGAACTCATCGTATAGTGTTGGCCCAAGTAACTCGGCGTCCTCGTTGTATACGCCTTTCTCAATGGCATTCTGCGCGATACTAGCCAAGACTTCTTGAGTAGCCTCGACGCCGCCGGTTCTCAGGGCAGAGTTTAAGACCTCTCTGTATCCCTTAGGCAGCTTGATGTTTCCCTTAGCGTCAATCCTCTTGAGCAGTCTTGTTGGAGCAGCTAGTTCACTGAGTCCGACAATGCCGCTAAGAATAGCAGCGGTGTCTTCTTGATCTTCTGAGACATCAATGCCTCTTGCTCTTGCAGCTTCTACCTGCTGCATCTGTGTGCCCGTGCCAGA